GAGGTTCTCCGCTTGAGTACCTTAGCTTTTCTAGGGACGCCACAATCTTTAATTCTTGTGCTTTATCTCTGGTCAAGCATAAGCAAAACGCACAATACTGGGCGTATACAGCGCTACCATAAATGTTATCAGCCCACTTACCTGCATCAGATAAGGCTAAGGTTCTGTTAAGTTGCGTACTTACTACAATAGGGATATTATAGGTGAGTGCAATAATTTTAAGCTGTGTGATTAGTAGTTTCACTTCTTCTGTTTGGTTAATATGTTTAGATGAACTAGACTTGGCTTCATGTGCCATCATATAGACAGAGTCGATAAACAAAATATCAGGTTTAAGTTTTATAATGTAAGGAATCAGCATACTAGGGGTCGCTTGTTCCATTGGGTGAAGGATGGTAAACCCTTCTTCTTCAGGTTTAAGTATCTTATCTGAGGCTTCTACACGCCTTCTTTGTTCAGGCGTTAAAGGTGGGCTTACTCTCTCTAAGATTTCAGGCGGTATATTTGATAGTATTGACATTACTAATCTGTTTACTGAGCTTTTATCCCGTTCACATGATAGAAATAATACTTTCTTACCTGATTCTCTCGCCTTAGTTGCCATATAGGTTAAAACTGACGTCTTACCACTTTTTTCCGCCCCTGCGATAGTGTAAATTTCGCTACGTCTGAATCCGCCTGAAGTCGCTTTGTCTACTACATCAATACCCGTGGAAACCGCCGCTGGTGAAGCCGCTTCTTTTTCTGCATCTAGCAAGTAGTTTGCACTTCCTGCGGTATAAATCTTTGGGTCTACGCCTGCTGCGGCAATTGATAATACTCTCCTGTTAGCTCTTTCTAACTCGTCTGCAAACGCTTCTGAATCATTGCTGGCATAGGCTGATGAAATGCTCGATAATAGACCGCCTGCTTCGGCTAGAATGCTTTGTTTGGTTAGTTGCTTGAAGTAGTAAGTAAACTTTTCTTCTGGGTCTGTGAAGACTAAATCTTTTTTGTCTTTTGTTTTATAAGACTCTCTTAGTGTGTTGAATGCAGGAAACTTCCCATGTTCGGTGTAAAACTTTTTACAGTAATCGTATAGGTGTTTTGACTCATCGTCTAATAGTTCTACAGGTATACTATAAAAATCTTGTGCATCGCTAAGTGCGGATAATACTACATACACTCCCTATGCCCCCTCCTTATAATCAAACTCATAATATATAACGCCTTTTAGGCAGATGCAGAATGTTTTAATGTTTGGGTGAGGTGGTGCTTTATACTCTGCTGATAAGTGTTTAGCTATAAAAGTCTCCCAATCCCCTAAAGCCCATTCTATAGCATCATTAAATACTGCTTGTATTTGTTCACTGTCGTAATTCTCTGAGTGCATTCTTTTTAGTGCCGAGGACACTTGCCATAACTGTTGGAAGTTTGCTACACTATCATCTACATTTGGAAATCTCTTAACTCTTTCAAGCGAAAACTTCGCAATTACTTCTCTTGCTGCTACCATAAAATCCCTCCGTTCTGTTGGTATATGTATAGTAACACATTTTATATGCTTTGTCAAGCCTTTAATTTAAACAAAAAAAATGGGGCTATCCGCCCCATCTAGGTTAAATTAAATTGTTTGTCTATAATAGTGAGTCTAATACTGCCAGCATCTCGCTTTTTGTACCTTCCAAGCCTTCTGGTGCTGTAATGCTTGCCATAACGTCTTTAGCCCCACTGATATTATCAAAAGCTAATAAGTCTGTGATAAGAGCTTTCATACTTGAAAACACGGCGGCGGTTTGATAATTACCTGCTAACATAGCGGTTGATAAGGCGTTAGTATAAAGCTCTGATAATGATGCTTTAACTCCTTCAAGTAAGACGCTTTTGTTGCTTATATTTCTCCATTGTAATACGGCTGGGGCGGAGTCTGGTAGTTCGATAACTGCTGGGTTATTTGGCTGTAATCCGCCATATTCAGCTACAGGTTCTCCCTGTTGGTTCAGTTCTAAGAATGGCATAGTTTCTCCTAAGATAACGGTGCATATTTAATTGCGCGGATGTGGATTTGAATAGCGCCACCTGTACCTCTGGCAGAGTGGAAGTTCTTAGACGGGTTTGCTGCGAACTCAGAGGTGTTACCATCCCCTGCGCCTCCTATAAACCATACTGAAGTCGCCGCAATAGTTCCAAGCTCGCTAGGATAAAAACTAGCATAGAGGTTCGTAGCGCTGGCATCGATACCCAAAGCTGTGAAAGCCGTCGCATTAGTGCCTAGGAACGGACTTAAACTTATAACGGTAGGCTCTGTAGCGACTGCACTTACAGCACCTGAGTATAAAAGCTGTTGATGCTGGAATACGGCTTCGGTATGCGATACTAGCCTTTTCATAACCAATCTTGGGCTGGCACTAACTGTTCTAGTGATAAAATCTACAGGGTAGCAGGCTTTCAGGGTGAACCCAGAAGGAAGCGTTGGGCTTGTAGAACTTAGGGAAAGAACCGCCCCTTTTACTCCTGAAGTAGGGTTAGCAGTAATCCAAAGGTAGTAGATGCTGTTAGTTGCTACCGTTCCTGTGTCAATACCATTAATACCTGAATCTGTAATAAATATGTTGGTATCTGTTGCAAACTCGATTAATTCTGTTCTAGTATCATTTGGGATTTTAAATCCAGCTTTTATTGTAAGTGTGGTATCGCTAACCATCTCAATAGGATTACCTACAGGTAACGCCATTGTTTTTATATGGGCTAATCTAAGCTCGTTAAACTCTTCAGCAGTTAAACTAAACTCTGTTACACTAGCTGTTGGGTCTGTGTGGTTCTTTTTCTCTATGATAGTCATTTATCTGTCCTTTAATCCTAATAACTGAATGAGTTTTCGCCTCTAGTATTGACTGGCATACTATCAGGTGTTTCGTATGTTACTGCTACTACATTGGCCGGTAAGTATTGGTTTAAGATGCAGTACAGGAATGTATTATCTTCGGCGTACTCTGTAGCGTTTAAGTGAATAATAACCGTAAACCTAGGGTCACTGCTGAAAATAATTGGGAAGGTCATAGGAAACGTCATTGGTGAGTAAACGCTCGCCGCTGGTTGTAATCTTGCATTAAACCCCAACCCTGTGATTAGGTTAAGAAAGTCCTGAGCAGTCTGTGGGTTATTCGCCTGCAATTTTGCTATTAGCCTCGCCCGCCTATCTTCAACTGTCCCAATAACTGTTGGGGAGCATTTGTTATATACACCTAGGAATAATTCCCATCGGTCTAATGAGTAAGTTGACAACCTAATAGATAGCTCTTCATACAACTGTTTAGTATGTACTTGAACCAAGTTGAGGCATTTGGCTAAACCGTAAATAATAGACCCTAAGACAGTCTCTTTATTTTTAGCGTTCTTAAATAATCTGCCTTGCGGTAAACTACTGACTATTGAGTAGTAGATTTCATTTAATGTTTTAAATTTCATTGCAACCCCTATACAAAGCTCACAGTACCAAGTACCGCAATTTGGTTTGGGCTAATGGTTACGTTAGCTGTTGGTGATACTAATGTCGCTGACACTAAGTTCGTATACTCGATACCTGCAATAGAATCTTGTAGGTCAAGCACGCCATAATCTACTGCGCTGTAAATCGCCGCTTCTAATGCCTCTTTTAACAAGTCTCTGTTAGGTATCTTAATGGAAGCGAATAACGCCTCGATTTCACTAACAATCGCAGCTTTCATGGTTGCAGTGTTAGGAACTACTGAACTAATAGTAACGTTGATAACTTGTGGTGTTACTTGCTCGACGTATATTGATTCAATAGGTGTGTTAGGTGGTGCAATAGCGAATACTGTTTCTCGCATATCAGCTAGCTCAGGAGAAGTAAAACTGCCTAAATCTGACTTTAAAACATATACAGTAACATCGCCAACACTAGGTGTTGTTCTAGCCACTACAGCTTGTTCTACGTTTGGTTTCCTTAACACTAAATCTCGAATAGTATCTTCATCAAATAGCGCAGTATTGGCTTGCCAAGCCTGAATAACTCTACGTCTGTAAGGGTCGTCTACTTCTTCTTCTGCTCCGCCTACGATAGCCCCGCTTCCCACAAACCCTTTACTATCTACGTTAGTAATAATATCAATTAATTCTACGGTAGAATAAGCTGGTTGGTTGGTATTATCACCAACTGTTGTAGAAACTACTGGAATAACCGCTCCTGTGTAAATAGCAGTTGAAGTAGAAGCTGTTGTCGTTAGGTTTGAAGCTGTTGTACTGAATGTTATTTGGGTTGGGCTAATAACCGCTATTTTACGCACGCCGTTCAAGGCGGTTATTGAGCTACCGCTAATAGTTACTGACATACCTGTTGCTAAATTGCTTGTATTAACTCCTGTTAAGGTAGCTACTGAATCTTGAATAGCTACTGAAGTAAACGCTGTGGTAATTACTGACAAAGTTTGAGATGCCAAGTTTTTGTACTCTACCCCATTAATACTAAATAAAGTATTCGCTGGCACAGTCATGCCATTAACCCCTGTGATTATTATAAAGCCTGATGCACTACTGGCTCTTTTACGAGGCGTGTTTTTAAGCGTCCCCCAAAAGTCAAGCTGTTCTCCTGTGCAAGTAATAGGTGTCTTTTGGTCATACACAGATTCGATTAGCTTTTCCATCTGTAGCAGTTCAGGAGCTAAAGACGCTAAAATCTGTGTAATAGCCTGCGGTTTACCCACATCAATGCTACTAACAGTCGCAGCCATAATACCTAACAAGGCACTACCTATTTGTTGTATTGTTTTATTTATTTCAAAAGCCATCATATCGCCCTATTGTAATTGCTGTATGGTTATATAGTCAATTACTACCTCGTGGTCTCGGTAGCAATCATAATTAAATTCTGGTTCTACTACTACTATAAAAGTCAGTTTCATCTTATTATTTTTTGGATTGTAGATATAAATAGTAGTGTCGCTTTCCCCTAGCGTCCCAATAATCTTATTATTATAGTATACCTCAATTTGACAAGGTATCTCACGAATGACATTCATACCTATAGACACTTTAACATCTTTTTTAAGATTTGTCAAGCCTTTTCTTAAAATCGCCCTATTCTTAATAATTGGACGTATTTTAATAGGCGGTGATTCCCAAACCCTCAAACTCATTATGGTCTACCTTGGGTTGGGTTATTTTGTGCTAATTGTAGTAATAGTAGTCTTGTTTCCGCACTGTGTTGTGTCAGTAACGCTTTATTTTCTTGGGTGGTTTTATCCAAATGCTCTCTAGTAACGCTAAACTCTGACCGCATCTCATTGTGGTTAGTATCCATCTTGTTTACTATTGAAGTAAACTGTGTATTATTATTCTCTAAAACATTTCTCACTAGGTTTTTGAAGTCCATGTGCCTTATCAGCTCAAGGAATTTCTCAATAATATAATAGCACGCAAACGCAAAGACGTAAGGGTTAGCAGTGCTTAAAGACAGTCCTAAGTTATTTAAGTTTAGTACATTATCGAATGGCATACTTCCCTCTTTCTAGTTAATAAAAGGCGTGAAGTTTTTTAATTCTCCACGCCGCATCATGGTTATAAACTAACTACTTTGAAGCGTCTACTTTTAGCACACGGTGTTTAACCCAATTCAAAGCGGTACGCGCTAGAGCTAAAACAAAATCGCCAGTTTTAGAAGGGGTTGTAGCAGCAACCCTTTCCAAGGCAGGTGATAGTCCATCAATTTTCTTTACCAATGTCTCAAAAACACCCATTTTCATTTCTCCTATGGGGTTGGGGGTTACGCATACCATTTGTACATATTAACGTTGAGCTTCTGTGCCTCTGTAGCAGTCAACTCTCTGTCAAAGAACATCCACATAAGCAGTGTACCATTAGCTGCACTGTTGTTACCACCACGAACACGACGAATCCGTGAAGTAGATTTAGAAACGTAATGGTTGCCTGACTCGGTACGGCAGATAGAGCTATCAGCATGACCAAACAAACCGCTGTTACCTAAATACAAATGGTTTGTAGCTCTTTTGATGTTAATGTTTGAGCTTACACCATCCCAAGCATCGGAGGGCTTGTGGGTTGAAATCATCAAATCTAAGGCGTTTGAGTATTGCTCATAAGTAAAGAGTTCTAAACCGTGTTTTTGGAACTCAGGGGTTGGTGCGTCTACCCCTAGGTTCGTTTTAAACCAAGCATTGGTTAATACAGTTCCCAGTGGAACAGAACCACTAGTAATAACAAAACGATATAGGGCGTTAAGTGTTACGGCTACAGTTGTTGTGAATGGAACGTTCCATGAAGGAGCTATTTTATGTGAGTATTTAACCATAGGCTGGTTTCCGCCATTATCTACAAACCCGTATTGCTCAAGAGAATAATTTAAAGAGTCTATTACGGAGTCTACCTTCATTTCAACAGAAGGCACCACGTGGTCTCTGCCGTGGGAATAGTAAGCGACACCTTCGTCTGTAGAATCAGCAACACCGAACCAGTATTTTAAATCACCACTCGTGTATTCTATCCTGTTGAATGTTAGGACAGATACTGCTTTCTTGGCGGTCTGAGCGAAGTAGTTGTTTGTTGCCACATAATCACAAGCAGGGTTATGTCTTCCTTGTGCAGAATCAGCACTTCTAATACCTTGCAAGCCATTCTCTGCAACTGTATGAGTGAAGCTCCAATCGGGGCTGAAGTTGTAAGTTAAACCTCCACTTGTTGTTTGACTGGTAGGGGCGGTTGCAGTAAAACTTGTAGGATTTACTGTAGGTGAGACACTGGTAATAATATAATCACCATCTATCAAAGCCCCTGAAGTTCCTACCAGTTTAGGTTTTTGTCCGACCACAAGACCATGACCTACTTTATTTACTACTAAGGTATTACCTGTTTGGCTGTATGTAGCTGTTTCAGTGGCTGTTGGGGTTGATACATTGAATTGAAGAGCGTTTTTCCCCTTTTTACCAGCAACTAAGCCAGTAGTCGGGTTTACATCTCTCATATCAATCACTTCGTCAGCCATATCAAGAAGCTCGGTTGTTGTAGCTCTCAAGTGATAATGTGCTACTTGTTGTAACTTCTCTTGAAGCAGGTATCGTTGCTTGTTGGTTAAAGTTTTAGTAATAATAATCCCACCGAAAACCATGTCAGCCTGAGAACTTTGAGCAGTTGCTGAAGCACTGCCTATAATTAAAGTTCCATTCGCTAGGTTGCCGTCCTCTACTGCATTGGCTACTGGGTTTGGAATTGAGGAGATAAAAGAACCCTTGGCATAGGAGAATAAAGTAGAGGCAGTCATCCCAACTGTTAGAACCTCGGTTGAAAACCGCTTAACCGTTGTGCCAAGTACGGGGTTGCCTCCAGCTGTTATAATGTTGCCAGATACCGCACCTAATCTTCGAGGGAAGCGTAGAATGTTGCCAGTGCATAATCTATAGTCAAATACATTACTTACATTTGCAGGAGCGTTAATACGCCAAATAGTTTCTGTTGTAGAGTTGGAAGGCTTGGGGTCAGCTGAAACTGCAGAAGCCGTTTGATTCTTACGAGTGTTAGAGGAAGTCAAAGTTGTTACTTCAAGTCCTTCAGCAGTTGTTATACCACTGCCAACCAAGGTGAACCTAATACCGTTGATGTTGACACCACAACCGCCTTCATCCGTGCGAGACAAGTCCCCACCTGTTGCCGTGGTCATATCTATACTTGTGCCAAAACGAGCATTCCAAACCCCACCTGTCATAACAACAGGGCGTGTGTTGGGTACTAGCCTAGCAATGCCAGCTTTTTGCTCAATGAAATCAACTAGTTCTACAGTTGACCCACCCGCCCATGTAGCTATTTCAGTTATGTTAAAGGCTTTAATATCATTGAAGCTCGAAGTTCTTTGAACGCCGTCGCTTGTACGGAGTAAAGTCATTGACGTTGTCGCTGTGCTTACTAGCCGTTCAATACCAAAAGCTAATTGATTTAACGCCAACATAGTAGCACCTTCAATAGGGGCATCAACTTGTACTGCCGAACTTGGGTTTTGATTATTACTTAAAAACTTTAAAGCACCGTTATTAAAAAAGGTTAATAGTCTACTCATATTAGACCCATCCTATTTTTGCTATCGCCCCTGCTGTGCTGAATAACCAAACTCTGTTGGTGTTATCAACTGGGATATTAATCAATTCTCCTAGCTTCAACTCGAAGCCTGTAGTAGCGTTTACACCTGCAGAGAACCCATAAAATAATACACCTGCTGAACCGTTACTGTTTTGGATAGTAACAAATTGGTTTGCGTCGTTACTTGCCAATTGTACCGCAGCTACAGTGGCTACTACAGTTACGCCAGTATTTCCTGCTCCTGCTCCTGTTAAAGTGGCGATTGTGTTAAGGGAAACTACACTGTTTACGGTTTTGGTTGTTAATTTGCCATCGAGTGAAGTTAAAGTGTCGTTAGTGGTCGTCTGTGCCGCTGAAGTAGCAGAACCTGAAAGGGATACAGCAACTGGGGTGGCTCGTAGTTGGGTGTCTGTTAAACCACCGCTTGCCTCACCAGAAGATGGGTTGGAGATAATGATTTGTCCAGCACTATCAACCGCAATCGCTTTTGCTAAACCGCCTGAATCCTTACCCATAATAAGCTCACCAGAAGCTGGTGCGGTTGCTGCGTTAGTCGCTATACTTGGCGTAGTTACTGGTAATCTGTTTGTAGTATCAACTGTTTTCCATGTGCTGGTAGATACATCCCAGTATACATTTTGCATTTGTTGGGCTAGTACACCGCTCCCAATGTCTGTAGCTGCTACGGTATAAGCAGAAGCTGCACCGCCTGTCCCTGTTAAAAATCCTTGATTGTTAGCCATTTAATTATCCTCTTCCTGATAGTAATAATAAACCGAAACCGTTTGATGAAAAGCCTGTGCTTGAAGGGGGTGGAGTAGTGCTTCCACGTCCTGTTGTGAATAGTAACCCAAAACCGTTAGAAGCTACGCCCATAGTTGTTGTGGGTGGTGTTGAGGTTTCTGCGAATGTTGGGTATAGCCAAAATAGCATTTTAACCTCTCCTGTTGGGGAAAGGTATGGGTTGAATGGTAATTGCGCTGGGGCGGTTCTACTGAAAATCATATTAACCGTAAATCCCCTCTGCTAGTAAGCACTTCCCCATATTTAATATAATACCTGTAAAATTTTCTTTTATTTAGTAGGCTAGTATCCACGGTAAACTCGTAAACGCCTTCACTCGGTAAATAGCGCACATTCGAGTTAGGTGTTGCCGTACTTAACTGTAAAATCTGTACACCGTTTTCAGTTAATGCGAAGGTAACTGGGTCTGCATTTAATCTTACTGCCGTGTTGTTTGGATTTAGCAGGACGAAAGAGAACTTAGTTTTGTCTCCGTACCTAGCCTCGTGAGGGGTGTCCAAGTTGTTTCTCTCCTATAGACTAAAGTTGAAGGTCTCTGTCTCTATTTTAACCGATACGTTGACCTTGCTCCCTGAAGAGCTTATAGATGTTACTATAGGCGGTTTACTGATTAAACCTAGGTCTACCATCCATTTAAGTGCTTCCTGTAGGTAACTCACTAAAAGATTGCGGGTATCTTCTGTCATCCGCTTCTGTTCTAACGTCCAAAGCTGTGAGCCTGTTTCTTTGTTATAGAAAGGTAGGATGCTTCCAAACCACCCTCTCCTATCATGGGCTACTCTCTGACTACCACTTGCATTACGTGCATCGCAGAATAAAGAGTTCAAAATAGCGGGTCTAATACCTTCTTCTATCTCTACCACACCATCTTTAATGCTTAGGTCGAAATCGCCATTTGCTCCTGTTACCCATTTAAAATCATAAGGTTTGTACTGACTCATTATGCTACTGAACTCCCTGAAGTTCCACCGCCTGTTTGAACGCCGCTGTGTCTATGTGTTGTTAATCCTATAGAACCGCTTGTTATTTGCCCTACGGCGGTTATCTTACCTGTTACGGTTAAGTTACCTTTTATAGCTACGGTCGGTGCGGTTACTGTTACTGATGTTTTTGATACCACTTCTATACCTGTGCTTTTGATAAGAATATAATCTCCCGTGGCTGGGTTATAAATGCAAATGTCACCCGCTACTTCAACCTTATTGACACGCTTTTCAGGGCTTCCTACTAGACCCATCTTATTAGCTTGGTCGCCATTAGTTAAGACGTAGATATGCGAATCATCTAAAGGGACGCTTTCTACGCCAAAAGGTTGTAAAACAGCTACGGTGGCATCGTTACCAAAAAGCGTCGCATTAACCTGTTGGAAGGTGTTATCTTTATCGTTACTTACCGAGTTGATTGCCCCGTGCATGATTAACCTTCTTTCAGTATCTTTGTTAGACCTTCTTCTAGTGAACCGCCTTTTCCGCTTTGCTTACCTTGTTTAGCTTTAGACCCTCTGTCCCGCTTTCTCTGTTTCTTATCTTTTTGTTTCTTTAAAGGCTCTGCTAGGTAGGCGTCTGGATGGGTTAAACAAATGCTCGACGTAAACCCATCTTCTTTTGTCAAGTTATAATCGACTTTTTTTAATAGGTAGTTTCCTGATATTCCTCTGTAATCATCTTTAAAAGATACTAGCTTATTGACATCTAATAGTTCACCATTTACATAATGCCCTACTACATCTAATTCAACTGATAAGCTACGGGCTTTTCTTACAGTGGCTTCCCAAATGGCTCTTTTCTTTAACGCTGGTGCTGAAACTGTCTCGCCTTCGCAAACTATATCTAGTATTCTTCCTGAACGTATTTCAGGGTCTACGGCTTCTTGAAACGAACCGCTTAGTTGTCTTACTGAAGTCTTAGCTCCACTTCCACAGGGGTTCTCTTGCCCATGAACCCTATAGATATTAAAGCGTTGCGTTATATCTGTTTCTACTTGGATGTTGGTGCAGTTTGAGCCTTCTATGCCATTAAATAAATTTACTTTAGAAGGTGCTGTGCTTTGCCTAATAATAGTTAAGTTACCAAATGTATCAGAAGATAAGAAGCATTGCTTCTGCCTTACAATTTTTTCTAAAAACTCGAAGATTGTGTCGGATACTTTACAGCTTGCAACTTCGTCTTTAGAGAACGTTATATTAGCTCCCGACTTATCGATGACTTTGAT